GTAATACCCATCCGCAAAAACCATTCCTTCAATCCACTGGTGAACGCTTTCAAGCGCCTTTTCTCCATAATAATGACACAGTCGTCGCCATCATTGAGGAGGGAAATTTTGCCCAACATATTCCTATCTTTAAAATACGAATACATCAGACTACACATGATTATAACATTTCCTAAACTAGTGTTCATATCGCCTGACATTCGGCATCCATTTACCTTATACCGTAATATGCCATCAATACCCACGTACACACCTTCGTTCTCGAGCTGGGCTGAGAGCAAAGTATTTAAGTTGGGAAGGTCAACCTCTCGGCCTGTTGACCACATTCTATATATGTTGTGTTCATGTTCTAACAACAACGTATTAATGTGCTGGTCAAATCGTGACGCATCTAATCCTACTGCGACTGGATCCACGTATTTGTCCCACATCCCCTTAATTTCTTCACCTCGCTCGTTCATGTTCATTCCCTTAGCTACTGTCTTATGCTCACCTGTTCCGTCAAATATCTCGTTGATTGCCTCAAAAATTCGATGTTCAAGATGTTTGAGATACCTACCCAAACAGACATTGAAACGTGGACTTCGTGGCTGTATCGCCCGAGGTGCCCCGTCTGGCTTTAAGTACTCATCCTTTGTAAATACTTTCACGCGTTTATCACGGTGTTGAAGTGGGTTAAACTCCAAGCTTTCAACCGATTGTTCGTAAATCTTACGTTTCGCCCCACCGTAGCACTCTAAGAACTCTTGGTTCGTGCACGGGCTGACTTTACCGTTGATTTTTGAACATCTCTCCATTTCTCGGTTAAAATGTGAAAACTTGTCCTGTACGTAACTCCTGGCCTGAGCTACAGGTTTCTTTAGCGCTTTAATAGAATCGTGGCTCCATGGTTTTGGAGCGCGCTTGAATCCCCCCTGTCCATCCTTGACGAAAAATACGCGTTCAAGAACAGCATGGGATACTGTATCAATGTCGTTATTGGGAATGTCCCAATCGGGGCCATTACCTCCATTTATTCGGTAATAGCATCTGGGCCTCTTTGAGCGCCCTACCTGCCTGGCTCTGCTAATC